GAGAAGATTAACGATAAGACAAAGTAGTTTTTGATGCCAATGTTAAAAGTCTTGTTAATAAGTTTATTTGCAAATAGCTTGACTTTATAGAAAATTCACTGTACCTTTGGTGGGAGGAGGCTGAATATGTACAAACAGTATATGCCACACAATAATAACTGTACTACAAGATTACGCGATAAAGAAAAAAACTACTGCAAAGTATAATATACTACAAAGATTTTATTTTTTTAGGCATATTAAAAACAGCAGCTACAGTGTTAATCAAGTAACCACATAATTTTAAACATAATATAGACTATGAGACTGATAACAACAAATGAAGCAAAAGTGATAGCCTTAGAGTTTGAAAAGAGTATTAAGGAACGAGTAGATTCTTTACTAAAGGAAGACTGTAAAATGTATACTAATCTTGGCATCGACTCAACAGCAGAAGACAAGGAATTAGTAAAAAGTACATCAAGAGATATCTACAAAATTATCAATTTAATAGACGAAGAATCAGGCAATATATTCCTTAAAACATTAGATATTTAAGTTTATTTTATTTATATTTGCATTAGTATCTTTGTCAGATATTTTCCTTTGTAATATGTTTTCCCCAAGAAGGAGCTAGGTTTTTAAACACTTAGCTCTTTTTTTATAGATATTATTTGGCAGTTGGAATATTTTATTATATATTTGTAGAAACATTAAAACAATTAGATATGGCAACGATGAACTGGAGTAGATTCAGTAGAAATAATTACGAAAGAGCACCAGCTCCTAGTTTTAGATTAAACTTTTGCAGTATAAATACAAAGCAGAAAGCTATAATGCAAAGTCTTTTAGGTAGCTTAAAAATATCAGCATCTCAAAAGGAATTTGTAAAAAATTGTATTAACTTAGAACATTTAACACAAAGTCAAAGAGATAAGTTAAACAAGATATACATTAGAGTTAAATGTAAACCACTTAAACAAAAAACAATATGAAAACAACAGAAACAATCAACACTAAACTATTTAACCTGCAACAGGAGATAGGAACTATCAGTAAAGACGCTTCTAATCCATTTTATAAGTCAAAGTATTTTGACATCAACAGTCTTATCAATCAGCTACAGCCATTACTAAAAAAGAATAGGTTACTACTGCTACAGCCTATAGAAGAAGATATGGTGGTAAGTAAACTAATTTGTATTGATGGAACAGGTGCAGTTATATCTGGTCTAAAACTGCCTGAAATAAATGACCCACAAAAGCTAGGAAGTGCTATAACATACTACAGACGTTATACTTTGGCATCCCTATTAGGATTACAAGCAGTTGACGATGACGCTAATATTGCAAGTGGAGCTGGTAGTCCAACAGTAGAATTACCATGGCTTAACGAGGATTCCCCTCAATTTAAAGCCGTAAAGACCGCCTTAATAAAAGGGACTGCTACAATAGCAGACGTGAGAACTAAATTCAAAGTAAGTAAGAAGGTGGAAACCCTTCTAAAGTAATAATTTTTAACCTTAATTTAATAACTATGAGTGAACAAGCACAGAAACCCAGAAACTATGTAGGTAATGGGACACAAGCAGGAGAGTACTATGTAAATGTATCTCTAAAAAAGAGTTCTTTAGCACCACACTTCTACGAGTACAAAGGAGAAGAGTATGTTAGACTAACTATTGGTAAAAACAAAGAAACAAACGAGTGGGGAAAGACTCATTCTGTTTGGATTAATGATTTCGAACCAACAAAAGGGAAAGATGACGCAGATAAAGCTCCTGCAAGCTCAGGGAGTGGTCTTCCTTTCTAGATTAACTTAGTGGTAAGGGGTAAGTATATCTTGCCCCTAAACTGCTCTTAAAACACATTAAAATGACTAAAGCAAACTACAATTTTACTGAAGAAGACTTAACTAATTCAGAGTTATCTGTACTATCCTATTTATCATCTTTAACTACTTCTGAAAAGAAATATTGTTATGCATCTAATAGTAACATGTGTGAATCTTTGAAGCTAAATGATAGAACTCTATATAGAATATTATCTAACTTAGAGTTAAAAGAACTTATAGTAAGAGAAACTAAATCAAATGGACATTATGGAAAGCAACGTAAGATATTTGTTAGTACAGATGTAAAGAACCAATACAATATATAGATGTGTGAGTTTTCAGACTTAGGAATAGAAGTCAAGGGTAAATCAGAACAACAGAAAACAAGATGTCCTAACTGTTTAAAGATAGGGAAAGAGAACTGGAAGGATGCATCGTTGTCTATTAATCTAAAGGAGAATATATATAACTGTCACAAGTGTGGTTGGAATGGGAAAATAAAAACAGACAAGGGAATGACTATACAATATAAGAGACCAGAAGTAAAGAATATGAAACCTCTAGCAGACAAAGGCAGAGAGTTTTTACTTAATAGAGGTATAACTGAAGAGGTTATAGACAATAATAAAATAGTATCCACAACTGACGGCAAGGGAATTATATTTCCATACTTTAAGAACGGTGAACTGATTAATTATAAAACTAGAGGCATAGGAGCTAAGTCTTTTATGCAATCAAAAGATGCTGAACCATTAGTATATAACTACGATGGTTGCAAAGGCATGAAAGAAATTGTTATATGTGAAGGTGAATTAGACTCATTGTCTTGGGAAGTTGCAGAAGTTAAATCACATACCTCTGTTAATATGGGTGCTCCTAATGTGGGAGATAAAAATATAGACAGAAAGCTGGAGTGCTTAAATACTTGCTACGATATATTTCAAGATGCTTCAGTTGTTTATATAGCTACTGATGAAGATGAGAATGGTAGAAACCTACAGAAAGAGCTTGTTAGACGCTTTGGTGCGGAAAAGTGCTTGTTAGTCGATTTAAAGCCATTTAAGGATGCCAATGAGGTTCTTATAGCAGAAGGGGTAGAAAGTCTCTTAAAACGTCTTAAAAGTGCATCTACGCCGAAGGTAGAAGGTATCTTTACTATAAGCGATGTTAGAGCCTCTATGTTAGATGGTTTTCATAATGGTCAAGAGAGAGGTACTACTACACATATACCTGCAGTAGATAAGGCATGGACATGGAGAAGTGGTGAGGTTAATATTTGGACTGGTTATCAGAATGAAGGTAAGTCTATATTCTTAAATCAATTAGCAACCTTAAAGGCTGCATTAGATGGGTGGAGGTTCGGAGTGTTCTCTCCAGAGAATATGCCAATAACAGACTTCTTTAATGATATCGTAGAAATGTATATGGGTAAATCCTCAGACCCTTTTTATAGACACCAGATGGATATAAATGAGTATGAGCAAGCTATGGATTTTGTACAGAAACACTTCTTTGTTATATACCCTAAAAAAGACTTTCAGTTATCTACTCTATTTGAGAGAGCTAAATACTTAGTTAGAACTAAAGGAATTAATAGCTTAATAATAGACCCATATAATACTGTACATCATAGAATGAAATCAGGAGAACGTGAAGATTTATATATATCTAGGTTTATGTCAGAGCTTAAAAGATTTGCATTAGACTATAGTGTTTCTGTTAATTTAGTAGCACATCAAGTAACTCCTTCAAAAGATGAGTCTGGAAGGTACTACAAACCTGATGTAAATAGGATAAAAGGAGGTGGTACATTTGCTGATAAAGCTGATAACGTGATGTTTATATGGAGACCAGACAGAGGTTTGGATTATTCGTCAACTAATGTTACCTTTGGTTCTCAGAAGATAAAGAAACAGAAACTTGTAGGTACACCTCAAGAAGTAGATGGAATTGATTTTGATGTAAAAGAACAGAGGTATTATTTCAGTGGAGTAACACCGTTCACAAAAGTAGATGAAAAAAGAAGAGAAGGTAACCTTTAGCTTACCTACGCATGTTATTCATAAAGACAAAAAGGTTTACTTAAACTTGAATGGATATCGCAACTGGCACTTCTTCTTAAGTAATCAATATAAAAAGAATTATAAAGCTAGGGTCTATGAAATATTAGACTCTGGCTTTTTGTTTGAGGATAAGGTTCATATTGAATACACTTACTATTCTCCAGACAAACGCAAAAGAGATTTAATGAATGTAATATCAGTAGTAGATAAATTCCTACAGGATGCCTTAGTAGAATTAGGTTTTATATCTACTGACGATACAGAGACTGTAATAAAGATTACTTCTATGTTTGGTGGTATAGATAGAGATAATTCAAGAATAGACGTAAAGATAACTAACTTTAAATTATAATAATATGTATGTAAGAGTATACCCAATCTATGGTATAGTATTTGGCTTAAGTTACTGGAACTCAGATATGGATGACCAGATAATGCTTGAAGAAGAAGAACAGGTAAAGGAACACGCAATCCAATTGACTCTTGGAATAATAGGTGTAAACTTTACTGTATGGAGCAAGCAAGATTAATAGATAAATTATCAGAAAAACATTATGACTGGCTCAGGATGGCATATTCTTTTCAGTGTGATAAAGATGAGGCAAATGAATTAGTTCAATCTATGTATATTAGATTAGTAAAGTATGTAGATGCTGATAGTGAAAGAATAATGTATACTGAAAAAGAGGTTAACACCTACTATGTTTATGTTACACTTAGAAATCTATTTCTTTCTGGTGCTCATTTGTATAAGAATGATGATGACTTATATCACGAAGGATATATTAATGATGATACATACATGAATGAAGAGGTTGATATTAACTATGAAGAAGCTCATAAGGTATTATTTGATAAGATAGATTCAGTTGTTAACGATTGGTACTGGTATGATAAAAAGCTGTGGGGCATCCACTTCTACGATAAGGTAAGCATGAGAGGTATAGCTTCTGATACTAAAATAAGTTTAAGTTCAATATTTAATACACTAAAAAATGGTAAAGAAAAAGTCCGTAACAAAGTCAAAAAAGAGTACAAAGACTACTGCAAAGCCAAAAAAGAAAAAGCAAGTCATTAGTGAGCCAAAAGCAAAAGGTTTAGGAGATACTGTAGAAGCTGTTTTAAAGGCTACAGGAGTTGATAAAGTTGCTAAGTGGATACTTGGTGAGGATTGTGGCTGTGAAGCTCGTAAAGAGACTCTAAATAGGTTATTTCCATACAGGAAACCTAAATGCTTAACTGAAGATGAGTTCTTATACTTAGATGAATGGTTTTCTAGTTCAAGAAACTCAGTAACTAATGAGCAGCAAAAAGCTTTGATAACTATAAGTAATAGAATATTTGATGAGAACGCAAAGACTAGTAGCTGCACCAGTTGCTTCTTAAGGTCTGTTCAAAGCAGGTTAGTATTAATTCATGCCGAGTACTTAAAAGAAAGAGGATAGATGAGTTTAATTAGAAACAGTAAACTAGTAACCCAAGCAGTAGACTTTAGTGGTATAGAGAATGGAAAGATTCATCCTAGTGACGTAGACTTTGTATTTGAATTTAGTAATAAGATACTAATATTAGGAGAAGTTAAGAGACGTTACAATCGAATACCTAAAGGGCAAGAGTATTTACTTACTCGTATTGCTGATAGGTGGGGTGATGCAGGTATTGTTTTAAAGGTAGAGCATGAGCATAATGATGAAGATACTGATATACCTCTTAAAGATTGCTTTGTTACTAGGATATATGTAGATAAAGTGTGGAAGAATTATGAGTACGGTGAAGAACCGATAGTTCCGTTCTTGAATAGAATAGGAGTTGTATATAATAATAAAAAATGTCAATTTTAAGATATGAGTGATAGCGTTACTAAGCATTTTGAGAACCAAAGATGGACTATGAACACAACAAATAACCCTATGCAGGTTAATTTGGAAACTGATATTGTAGTTCAAGAAGTAAAAGAGCTGTATGAAAAGCGCAGTCAAATAGGTATAAAGAAGTACGGCACTACTCTAGAACATAGTACTCAAGATACTAAAGAATTTATTGAGCACTTGCAAGAGGAGCTTATGGATGCTACATTATACCTACAAAAGATTAAACACTTAATAAAATAATTATGGCAATCAAAATGCAACCAAAGAAGTACGAAGAGCAAAAAGAATTCAACAAAAGATGTATGAATAATGCTCAGTTAGGCGTTAGTTATCCTAGTAGAGACGATAGATTTAAGGTATGTCAGATGCTATGGAGTAAGAATTTTGACCCTAAACAGTAGTTATTAACTAAAAATTGTTTACATTTGTTGAAACATTAACAAATATAAGCATGAAGACACTACTAAAATTACCTAAACTAGCTATAGCAATAATATTGCTGCTATTTTTTTACCTAATTGAAACCTTCTTAATGATAATCTACTTAGTTGTAGAGACTCCTTTGTCTTGGCTACTTGACAAGTCTGAAAACATTATTAAGTATTTAGTTAAAAACGCATAGCTATGGGAAAATCAAGAGAGTTATACGAAAAGTTACAGTTTGAGAATCCAATTGGCGAAGATGCTAGAGTTGAATTACATTGGATGGAACAAGAATGGTTAGAAAAAGATAATAAATGATATTTACGTTAGACGGTACAGCTTGGAGTGAGAAGAAGTTACTCAAAAAGATGGAGAATGATGAGTTCTACTTTGGTTCTGAAGGTAAACTATATCTATCTTCTTCTTCTATAAAGGGTTTATCAAAGAATCCTTTAAAGTATTTATCTGATATATCAAACCCACAACCTTATAAAGTGAACACCGCATTTGATTTCGGTTCTTTATTTCATTGGTATGTGTTAGAGCCTGATGTATATAAGAAACAAATATTTCTAGATATAGATAAAAGGGTAGGTAAGGAATGGAAAGAAGCAGTAGAAGAGCATGGAAGAGTGTTCTTACAAAAGGATAAGGATAAGGTAGAGGAGTTAGCTGATAACTTTATGTCTTGTTCTAGGATTAGTGACCTCTTAAAGAATAGTACTCCAGAGGTAGCTGCTGTAGGAGATATAGATGGTGTATGTTTTCGTGCAAAGGCTGATATCTTAGGTGATAATTTCATTGCAGATTTAAAGACTACAGCTAACCTTAAATGGTTTAAGCAGGATGCCAGAAAGTTTGGATATGCAGCTCAAGTATATATCTACTGTAAGTTGTTTGGCATTGATTATAAGAACTGGGTATTTATAGCTATAGATAAAGTTACTGGTGAGTTTGGATTTTACACTATATCTGACAGGTTTTATTTAAGTGGTAAAGAGATGGTAGATAAAGGTATATCTAATTATAAAGAGATACTTGATGGTAAGACAGACTTCGAACCATTTTATATAGAGGATGTTATATGAGTTATTTAACTAAAGAAGAATGTTATAGTGATATACTAATATCTTTAACTACTGGTATAATCGAAGAGACAGATTTATCCATACTAAGGTATTACTATGAACAAGAGGAGAATTATGAATGTTGTCAAGGTTTAGTTGAAGCTTACGTTGACTATAAAAAAGCAAAGAATGTTACGACAGATAAAAGCATTAGTAGAAATTGAGACTAAGATTAAAGACATATCAGTTAAGAGTAGAAAGAGAGATATTGTAAATGCTAGGGTTATGTATTACTATTTATCTAGAAAATACACAAGTGCTAGCTATGAAAGAATAGCAGGGTATCTTAATAGAAATCATGCTACTGCTATACATTCTTTAAAGAATTATGATAGTTGGAAGTTTGCAATGTTTGATTATTCTAAAGAGCTAGAGAAGTTGCATTCTATAGAGCGGTTAATACCTGAGATTGCTGTACAAGAAGTTGAGCCTGTTGACTTTCATGAGTTGTTTAGAGCAAGGAATATTGCTTTGAATGAAGAGATTAGCGAGCTTAGAAGTATGGTAAAAGAAAAGGATGCTGAGATAAAAAGGTTAAGTACTTGGAAGAACTAAAAAAATAAATTATGTTTTATGTATTTGGGTTTATGATGCTAGTAATGATGATGATTTTAGAGTAATATGGAAGAAGAGAAAAAGAAGCCAGATGGCAGGAAAAATAACGGAGCTGTAAAAGGAATATCTAGAGGTCAAGGTAGACCACATAAGTCTAAGAATAAGGATATTAATAATATGACTCTTAATGCCATGAAGAAAGCTTTTGGTAGTGAAGAGAAGGCTTGGATAGAGATAGCTAAGTTAGCTAAGAATGGTTCTACTCAGCACATGAAATGGCTATTAGAATATAGATATGGTAAGCCGAAAGAACAACAGAAAATAGAAGTAGATACTAAAATAAATATACCTGTGATTAACTTCGCAAAAAGAGATATAATAGATATAACACCAGAAGATGAAAGAATCGAGCTTAATAGAAATGAGGAATAGAATTGATGTATTAGAAAGTGCAGTTACATACTGCTTAACTAATATCAAAGAACTAGAAAGATATATACAGGCTAAGGCTGCAGAAGATGCTGATGTTATTGATGCTGAAGAGGTTGTAGTTGAATAAGGTAGAACTACATGATAAATACCAGCCACTATTTCATTCTGATAGCAGGTACTTTGTTATTACAGGAGGTCGTGGTTCTGGTAAGTCGTTTGCTGTAACGGTATTCTTAGCACTTCTAACGTATGCTTTAGATAACAGGATACTGTTTACTCGTTACACTATGAGTTCAGCAGGTATGTCTATTATACCAGAGTTCTTGGAGAAGCTAGAGTTGATGGGTGTGGTTGATAACTTTGATGTTACAAAGGTTGATATAAAGAATAAGGCTACAGAAAGTTCAATATACTTTAGTGGTATTAAGACTGCATCAGGAGACCAAACTGCAAAGCTAAAGTCTATTGCTGGTGTTAATACATTTGTATTAGATGAGGCTGAGGAGCTGGTAGATGAGGAAAGTTTTGATAAGATAGATTTCTCTATACGTTCTAAGGATGCCACTAACAGGTGTTTACTTATCCTGAATCCTACTACAAAAGAGCATTGGATATACCAAAGGTTCTTTCAAAATAGAGGCATACCTGATGGGTTTAATGGCACTAAGGACGGTGTAACTTATATACATACAACTTACTTAGATAATATAGAAAACCTATCTCAATCTTTTGTACAGCAGTTAGAGCAGATGAAGTTGCGTAGACCTGATAAGTATAAGCATCAGATAATGGGAGGATGGTTGCAACGTGCAGAAGGTGTAGTGTTTACTGACTGGCAGGTAGGACAATTTAATAGTGAGATGAAGCTTACTTGCTTTGGCTTGGACATAGGATTTAGTAGAGATGAATCGGTTCTTACGGAAGTGTCAGTAGATAAAATTAGAAAGATTATCTGGATTAAAGAGCATTTCTATAAGAAGGGATTAGTTACATCTAATATATATGATTTATGTGTTAGGCATGCAGGGAAGAGTCTTATAGTAATCGATAGTAGTGAGCCTAGACTTATATCTGAATTAAGTACTAGAGGGCTGAATGTTACTCCATGTATGAAAAAGAAGGGTAGCATCTTAGCAGGTATTGCACTTATGCAGGATTATAATATTGTACTGCAAGGAGAGAATTTAGTAAAGGAATTTAACAACTATGCATGGGATGTTAGAGGTGTAAAACCTAGAGATTCTTATAATCATGGGGTAGATAGTATGCGTTATGCTATTGAGTATCTGCTACTTAGAACTAATCCTAAAGGTTCTTATGTAGTAAGTTAGGAAAATAGATATATTATATGTATATTTGAATTTCATAAAGTTTGTTTGTTAATAATGCCAAGTCCCTCTAGTTTTCATTTTCTAGGGGGATTTTTTATTTATATCTATTCTATTTGCACATGTCAGAATAAAGTTATAAGTTTGTACTATAACAATTAAAACATATATAATGGAAAATGACAATGCAGTATTTACAATTATCGACAAGCTAGTATCTTCAGGTAAGATATTCTCAGCTAACTTCACTAAAGCAGATGGTACATTGCGTACTATGAATTGCAGAGTGGGTGTACAAAAGAATCTTAAAGGTGTAGGCATGAAATACGATACACGTAAAGCCCGTAACATAATTGTATGGGATATGGCATCAAACGGCTACAGAACTATCAAGACAGATAGACTTAATTGGATACAAATACAGGGTAATAAATATAACTTTAATACACTATAATTATGAGTAGAAGAAAAGAGTTAAAAAGATTAGAGCGAGGGCAAGAGTTTCCTGAGCAGTTCTGGAATTACTTAGTTAACCCAATCACTGGGTTCTCTCAGTCAAGAAGAGAAGAAACTATAAAACTAAACAATAAAGGATACTAAGTTATGATAATAAAAGATAAGTATAATAATGACGTGTTTGCTATTGGCTTAACAGGGTGTGAAATAAGGCTACTAGGAGCTCTTGTAACGCATCATATAAAAAGTCTGGAGGGTTTACTTGACGAAGGACAATTGGAGCTACCAGAACACAAGAAATGGTTTTACGAATTAGAAGATAAGTTAGACGAACACTATTAAATTATGGCAAAATATAAAAGAAAAATGTTTAGTAAATACGAGCAAATATTCTTAGATAAAGGATATAAGTTTGATGCAGACGGAAATGTTATATCACCTTTTAATAGATGCCGTAAATATAGGGTTAGGAATAAATCAAAATATATGCATATCGGATTTAACCATGAAGGTAAGCATATTCGTGTTCTAGCTCATAGACTGCAAGCATACATAAAGTATGGTGATGCTATATACGCAAAAGGAATAGTGGTTAGGCATTTAGATGGTAATCCTAAAAATAATAAATTAGAAAATATAGATATAGGCACAGCTTTAGATAACTGGAATGACTACTTAAAACATGAAAAGATTAAACGTGATAGGTTCAAACTCCTTTGTGAATCTAGCAGGGGTACTTACTCCTTTGTGAATCTAGTAGGGTAAGTGGTTTGAGAATCTAGCGGTCTGATTTGAGAATCTAAACCCTATTTTTTTACGCTTAATGGCTTGTTATATTTGTAACACATTGTTATATAAAAAGTGCAAAAAAAAACGCACTTTTTAGTAATGGATTAATTGATGCGGTTTTTATAGTATATATATATTAAGGTATAAACTAACTATTTAGAATCATTATAAATAAGGGAATAAAACAAAATAAACATAAATATATTTGTCAGTTGGAAAAATAGTATTACATTTGAACAAACAAACAACACTATGAAAAAAACAATTGAAGTACTAAGCGACAAATTAACAATACCCTTTTGCATTTTATTCTTTATTTACATTCTTTACCATTTAGGCAGGGCGTTAATTGAAGCAGGGGTATAAAAAAGTATTAACCAATAAAAAAATGAATTATGATAAATGAAGTTAAAAACATGCGAGCAATTAGAGTAAAGTATTTAGCAGCTACCAATAACAAAGGAAGCTGCATAAAACTAACGGAGCAATTATATCAAACTACCGATACCGTAACATTGTCTTATGATTATGCAATTGGAAATGGCACTGAACAAGCTATCCAGTATCTACAAAATAAAGGTATAAATATAATCGGCAAATCAGACGTAAAAGGGGAAACTATTTTATTTTCTGATTCGTGGCAAATGGGTAACAATGATTTTATAACTATAAAAAACAAATAAGATGAAAGAAATACATTTAAATTTCGGCGGGTTTTATCATTATCATGATGAACATATTGATTCACATATTGAATGCCTTGAAATTGATTCAGATAGTGTAAATTTTGCAGAAACTTATAAGGATTATGCAAAAGAGTGGGTTAATGCCTTTAATAGTGAACATGAATTTGAATTACAATATATTGACATTGATTCACCTAGATTTTACAACTATTCGACTGATAAAATAAAGGTTAATATTTCAACTTTACAATGCTACATCTTACAAAGGGATTATATACCTAACTTAGATTTTATAGATTATGCAAATGAACGCTTAACGAGTAAAAGCGGTTTTACGTCCTTTTATAATGGTTTAGAAGACTTAAAAGAGCGTGCAAAAGAAAACGATTCTGACTATATTTTGCTTATTG